CCTCCTTTCCTGCTCAGAAGATAGCTGCTAGTCAAAAGAATGACAAGTGGCAAGAAGCCTGTGTAGACGGAGTGATTGGTAGAGAAGGTGCCTTTGGCGTTGAACGTGAACGTATGAAGACAGCCTATGACTTGTATAATGGTATCTTCAAAGAAGAAGATTTAAAGTATGTTACTAACCCATTCAAAGTAGACGATAGCTTTCCAGCTGCCCTACAGAATTTTAACATAATAAGGCCCAAGATTAACCTACTACTAGGTGAACAAAGTAAACGTCCTAACAATATCATTGTGTATCAGACGAATGAAGAAGCTGGTAAGAATGCTAAGGATAGGATGAAGAAGATGATTCTTGATGCTATGTTAGAAGACATTCAGAAAAATACTGATCCAAATCAAGCACAGTCTGAAGAGGCTAAAGCTAAGTTTGAAGAAGAGATTCAGAAGATAACTAACTATGTTACTAGTGACTATACTAACCCAGCTGAGCGCGTTGCACACAGTTCTCTAGAGTACTTACAGTCTAAGTTAGACTTAGGTATGGAGGATATGAAGGGCTTTAAAGACGGCTTAATAGCAGGGAAAGAGATATTTTATACAGGTATATTCAATGGTGAACCTACCACAGAGCGGGTTAATCCATTAGAATGTGCACACGATCATGACCCAGAACTAAACAATATTGAAGACGGTGACTGGTTTGTACGTCATATGAAAATGACACCAGCTTCCATCTATGATAGATTTAACGACATTATGACTGAAACTGAACTCAATAGAGTTCTAGAATTAGTTAACGAAGGTGGTACGACTAAGATGGGGGAGGACCAGTTCAATAGGATTGAATACAAGACTATCGATCCAACAACCTATAACAACAGTACAACCTCAAACCTACAAGCTTCATATATAGATGTGTGGCATGTAGTATGGCGTTCATTTAAGAAAGTAGGGTTCCTAACCATACCTGGAAAGGATGGTGATACGGAGGATAACACTGAAATGGTTGACGAAACATACAAAGTACAACCAGGTGAAACAATCGCATGGGACTGGATTACGGAGATATGGGAAGGTTATCGTGTAGGTACTGATGTGTATTTGGGTGTACAACCTCTATCATTCCAAGGTATTTCAATTGATAATCCCAATGGTGCCAAATTACCTTATGTAGGTAGTTTGTACAGTGATACCAATTCAGTCAATCGTTCCTTAGTTGACATTATGAAGCCACTAGCTTACATGTATGTTATTATATGGTACAGGTTAGAACTAGCCTTATCACGTGATAAAGGTAAGATTATTAACATGGACATCACACAGATTCCTAAATCCATGAACGTGGATGTTAATAAATGGTTACATTACCTCACAGCATTAGGCGTAAACTTCATTAACCCTTACGAAGAAGGTTGGGATATACCTGGTCGTGAAGGTGGTAGACCTGCTGCTTTCAATCAAATAAGTGCTCAAGACTTAACAATGACTAACGTTATTGCTAACTACATTGACCTTATGAATAAGATTGAAGAGATGCTTGGTGAGCTTTGCGGTGTTACAAGACAACGTCAGGGTTCTATATCAAGCAGTGAGTTAGTAGGTAATGTTGAAAGGTCTGTTATACAGTCTTCACATATTACTGAAACACTGTTCTACACACATAACAATATAAGGAAAAGAGTATATTCACAGTTACTTAATGCAGCTAAACATGCGTGGCGTAACAGTGAGAAGAAGAGTTTATACTACGTACTAGACGATATGTCTAGACAATTTATTGATATAAACGAAGACTTCTTATACTCAGACTTTGGTGTATTCTTAACAGACTCTAGTAAAGAACATCAGAATATTGAAGTTCTTAAGTCTTTGTTACAACCAGCTATGCAGAATGGTGCTTCATTACTTGATGCTGCACACATACTTACATCGGATAACATGAACCAGATTAAACGTAGACTTGAGGAGATTGATAAGAAACGTGAACAAATGGTTGCTCAACAGGTACAAGCTGAACAAGCAACATTGAAATATAATAGAGAGTTGCAACAGCAAGGGATGGCTGCAGACGCTACAATGAAACAAGAAGAATTACGTATTAAGGAAGAAGACTCCATACGTAAGGCTGAAACACAGTTGGCGGTTGCACAGATTGGTGCTGCTAGTACAGGTAGTGAAACAGGTCAAGAACCTGAAATTGATGAATTACAAAACGACCTGGACAGACAGAAGTTAGACTTACAGAAGGATAAGACAAGTAAAGATTATCTTGCGAAACAAAAACAATTGGATGAAACTGTTCGTAAGAACAAACAGGCTGAGGAGTTTAAGGCTAAAGAAATTGCAATAAAGCAAAAGATAGCAAATCGCCCGGTACCTAAACCAACTAAGAAGTAAATATGAAAAAAACAGAAGGTAATGAGAATTCCTTCTTCGGTGGATTCGAAGCCATAGTAAACGAGTTGAGGCCTGTTGGCACCACCTCTGGTCCTAAAACTAATCCCGAAGACGATGATAATTTTGTCGAAACAGTTGCCGAACTAGGTGTTACTAAGATAGATAAAGAATATGAAATCGAAGACCACGAAGAAGCTGATAAAAAAATAAAAGATGAGCTGCAAGAAGAAACCGTCGAAGACGATGAAGAAAACAATGAAGAAGACAATGAAGAAGTAAAGCCTGTTAAGGTTGATACTACTGAAGATACAACAGAACTTGGAGAATATGAGAAAGAGGTTGTAGACTTCTTCTCTGACAAGTTCACTAAAGAGTTAGGCTGGGAACTAGGTGATGAAGAAAAGCCTAAAACAGTAGCCGAACTTGTTGCTTATATGAACAATATAGTAGAAGAGAGTTCTAAACCTAAGTTTGCTAACGACGACATCGAGAAGATGAATCAGTTCGTTACTGATGGTGGTGATATAAAAGACTTCTACAAACAGACGTACGGAGGATTTAATTCTGATAATGTAAATATTGAGAATGAAGACGTACAAAAGAAAGTAATAAAAGAGAACTTTACCAGACTTGGTTACTCAACTGAGAAGGCTGATAAGTTCATATCCCGCTACGAAGACTCAGGCACACTACAAGAAGAGGCTGAGGATGCCTTAGAATCATTGAAGGAACATAATGAGAAAAGTGCTGAAAAGCTATTAGCGGAACAACGAAATGTAAAGACAGAGCAGGTAAAACTGCAACAAAAGTTCTTTACTGACGTACAAGAAAACATAGGGAAGCTAGATTCTATACGTGGTATTCCCATTCCTACCAAAGATAAGAAGGAACTCATAGAGTATATCTTCAAACCTGAGGGTGATGGGATGACAAAATATCAAAAAGATTATGCCAAAGATTATAAAAACTTAATAGAATCGGCATACTTCACAATGAAGGGGGATTCCCTAATACAAAAGGTCACTCAAAAAGCGACTTCTCAAGCTGCAAAAAGTCTACAAGACAAACTAGCCAACAGAGGCAAAAGAACTAAAAACAGCGGAGGGAACATAGAAGGAAGTCAAGGTGGTAACCTCTCCGCATGGGGAGTCGTTAGCAAACAATTGAGAAAGCCTAATTTTTAATAATAAACAAACAAACATTAAATTAAAACGCACGGAAAATGGCAATGGAAAATAATATTTTAAATTCATTAGTACTATACCGCTCCAAGCGTTTTTCAGATCTTGTTGAGGAGAATATGCTTGCACAAGCATTGCTTACAAGACCTTACGAAGTATCGACAGTGGTATCTTATATTTTCGGTAAATACGAAAACAGTACCCTTGACTTCCTTACTATGGGTCTTGGTAAAACACTCACCATTGAGAACAGACAGTACGAATGGCCAGTCATGATTGAATCAGACAAAGCTATTACGATTAAATCTGCTAAATGGCAGGGTGCAGCAATCACTGCAAACCTTACTCCTGGACTGAACGGTTCACCTGTACAATTATGGTTAGGTGAAAAATGGTTCGGACCTGGTGCTATTATCGCTTTTGATGATAGAGAATTCCAAGCTAGAATACAGGGTGAATGTTATCAGGATGGTTCTGATTTCGTTTACACTGTCGTAATGGCCGATGGAAAACCAGAATCCTTTATACCTCCGTCACTCCTTGCAGCTGGAAAACAAATAAGTAGAGAAGGTAGTGCTTACGAAGAATACAGTGAAGAAGCTGATATCGTCAACTATCAGACCCCGTTTAAACTCAGGAATCACCTGACAACAATGAGGTTACAGTACGATATAACAGGCGACGCTGTTTCATCGGTCATGGTTATAGCCATGAAAGACCCTAAATCAGGTAAGTCTTCTTATCTGTGGTCAGACTATCAAGAGTGGAGAGCACTCCGTCAGTGGAATGAAACGATTGAACGTTTTAGTGTATACTCTAAGTATAACGCTAACGCTGATGGTACTACTGACTTAATGGGAACAAACGGACGTCCTGTATATATTGGCGCAGGTTTGCTTGAGCAGATTGCTCCAGCTAACAAGAGGTATTATACCACACTGACTGCTGATATTCTTGATGAATTTCTGTTTGACCTATCATACAATATCCTGGGAACAAACGAACGTAAGTTCGTAGCTCTTACAGGTGAAATGGGTATGAAAGAATTTGACCGTGTACTTCGTGCAAAAGCATCAACATACTTACTTGTTGATTCTAAATTCATCACGGGTTCAGGTCAGGACTTAGTCCTTGGTGGACAGTTTACAACTTATAAAATGCTTAACGGCATTGAGTTGACGCTGAAACACTTCCCGATGTATGACAACATTGTCTACAACCGTAAGCTCCATCCAGTATCAGGTAAACCGCTTGAGTCATATCGTTTCACAATCGTAGACATTGGGTCACGTGACGGCGAAGCTAACCTGGTTAAAGTTGTACGTAAAGACCGTGAAATGGTCATGTGGTATGTTGGTGGTTCTGTTGCTCCTGGAGCCGGACACGCTAAATCTGCTACTACACTTCGGTCTAACGCAAAAGACGGTTATACAGTTAACTTCTTATCAGAGCAGGGTATCATGTTAAGATTCCCAAATAGCTCCGGTGAGCTCATTTGTGACGCTGACTAGTTAATTTGTGACACCGAATAATAAAAAATCTATGTTCCGTAGTGAAGTGGACATCCTGCTTCACTACGTTTGAACATTAGGTTGTACCGTAATAACGAGGAGAACTTAATATGAATATTACATTAAAAACATTAAATACAAACCCGTGGTCAGGCGTAAAGCAGTATAAACACTGTGCTACGTATATTGCCCCGTATTTTACAAGATCCGGCGGTTTATACACAGGTCTAACAAAAGAAGATGAGGTGAGGCTAGGCGAGAAACTTAGAATAGATTTATCTCCCTTATCACCATTTTGGGTTACCTTCCATATTAAAATGGGGGTAAAAGACTTGATACTTGACACAACAGACCCGTATGACGAATTGAAGTACTTGTTTCTAAAGAGTCACAAGCGTGTAGCTGAAGGACTTGCTGACCGTAAAGCCACTGCTAACTATGTTATAGTTAATGCAGAGAACGAAGCGAAAGAAGTAAACAAATTTAGTCAATTAAAACGTAGAGCACTTAAAGAGTTTGATAAAATGTCCGTAGGCGACATGCGCAAATGTCTTAGAATACTAGGACGTAATGCTGAAGAAACCAGTGCCGAGATAGTTGAACAACGTCTCAACGACTTTATTGAAGCTGACCCTCTTACATACATGGAGAAGTGGGTTGATAACAAAAACAAAGATACAGAATTTCTAATTCAGGAAGCAGTTTCAAAGAACGTTATTCGTAAGAATAAAAATGTATACAAGTACGGAACTGATATAATAGGACATAACTTGGAATCTGCTGTAGATTACTTAAATAACTCAGCAAACCAAGACCTTAAATTTGCGATTACGCAAGAAACTAATGCAAAATAATGACTATTGATCAAATGCATTTGGCAGTTAAGCTAGGCCTGGATAAAACCGAAGGCCTGGCATATGCTGCTTTTGAAGTAGAAGAGATTGATTGGTGGATTAATGAAGCCATTGATCGTTTCATAAAGACTAGATATTCAGGTACTAATGTTAAACGTGAATCATTTGAACAGACTCAAAAGAGAACAGATGACTTACGTACGTTAGTTGCAGAGGCTAGGATTGCT